TTGGGATTAGATCGACCGGAGGACGTGAGAAAGCTTCTGTCGCTTGAGCTTACAGGTGCATGGGTCAATGAAGCTCGTGAGACTCCTAAGGCCATTATCGATGCGCTTACTGCCCGAGTGGGACGTTATCCTGCAAAGCGTGATGGCGGAGCTACGTGGTTCGGGATCTTGATGGATACCAATCCGCCTGACACGGATCATTGGTGGTACAAGCTCGCAGAAGAGGGTTGTCCCAATGAGTTCAAGTTCTTCCGGCAACCAGCAGGCGACAGCGAAACGGCTGAGAACTTGGAAAACCTACCCGAGGGATATTACGAACGGGCAAAGCTAGGTAAGTCCGAGGACTGGATAAGGGTTTACGTTAAAGCTGAGTATGGGTATGTCCGTGATGGTAAACCTGTATGGCCTGCATATATCGACAATCTCCATTGCCAGCCTTGTGAGCCAACCCGGGGTATTCCGATAACAATCGGGATAGACTTTGGCCTGACGCCTGCAGCTGTTTTTACGCAGCGAGACGCCTTAGGTAGATGGAAAGCTCTATCGGAACTGGTTGCTACAGACATGGGTGCGGTGCGATTTTCGGAACTATTGGGTGCCGAAATGCGCGGAACCTATGCAGGTTTTGAGTTTGATGTGATTGGTGATCCAGCGGGCGATAATCGGGCACAAACCGATGAAACCACACCGATGATGATCTTAAGGGCTGGGGGTATTCCAGTTCGTCCTGCCCCGACCAATGATCCTGTGCAGCGCATAGAGTCTGTCACCGTGGCCTTGACTAGGCTGATCGATGGTAGGCCGGGCTTTACATTAAACCCGTCATGCAGAGTCCTCCGTAAGGGCATGATTGGAGCATATTCATATCGCCGCATTCAGGTGAGCGGGTCAGAGAAATACGCGGACCGTCCGGACAAGAACCAATACTCGCACGTTGCTGATGGTCTTCAATACGCTTTGATTGGTGCGGGTGAGGGTAGGGCTCTGATCAAGCAACCCCAGCGTTACATCAATCGACCGAATAGCTCCGTCAACCTTTACGATCCGCATGGCAGGTGGCAATGAATGAGAAATACATCGAGGAACGATTTGAGCATGCTGCTAAGACGCTTATTGGATTGCGTAACCTGACCAATAGGGACGTACCACAGCGGGTCAAGACTGCATGGCCTGAGATTGTAAGGAGCTTCTACGAGGCATACGGTTGGAATGCCGCAAGGTTTACCAAGCAGCAACCAACAGCGGCAGACATCTCGCAGCTTGATGAGGTTATTGAATGGTCAATGCTTGTTCCCGAAGGAGACCGTCGTATTCTCTGGGAGCGAGCATTCCGGGTGAAATGGAAATATATACAAGCAAGACTTAACTGCGGACGCACCACAGCATGGGGTGATTGGGTCACAGCGTTAGCAAGATTGTCACTAATGGTGTTTGGTGAACAAAAATCCGAACACTTTAGTTCTGAACATATTGAACAAAACGCGCTATAAATAGATATATGCTTCCCCTTCTACACTCAAAGCCCGTCAGCACCCTGGCGGGTTTTTCTTTTAGCCTATGACAAAGATCGAACCGTTATCTATCGATGCCGTAAAGCATGTTGCTTGGCGGATGAGGGATTCGGATCGAACTGAAATATCCGCAATGATGTACAAGCTGGCTCCCGATGAGCTGGCTCAGCATGTCGTAGCAAGATGTAAGCATGGATTTATAGTCAGTAAAGATGAGCCGATAGCCGTTGTTGCCGTAAACGAGACCTGGCCAGGGCGTTACGAGGTCATGATGTTTGCCACAGATAAGTGGTTGCAAGTAGCTCTATCAACGACACGAGAGATTAAGAACAAGCTTATACCGACAATGCTCAAAGATGGCTTGAAGCTGGGATTTTGTTTCGTGCATGCAGAACACAAGAGCGCCTGGGAATGGCTGCAATACTTGGGTTTTGAAGAGCAATGCGCCCTGCCTGAATGGGGCAAGAATGGTGAAGAATTTAAACTAATGGTGTGGAGGCAGTAATGTGCGGAATGTCTGTAATTAGCTCTATGTTGGGTGGATCACAACGACCCTCAACCGTACAGCTTCCAAGTGCTCCATCCGACACTGTGGCTCAAGAGGCAGCTCAGCGAACACGAGCAGCTGCTGCTAAAAAGAATGGCCGGGCCTCAACCATCCTCACCGGCAATCAAGACACTGGGTATACACCCACTGTTAAGAAGCTCTTGGGGGAATAAATGGCATCGGCATTAGTCCAAGGTACATTTACGGCCACAGGTGAGTCAGGTTGGGTTGCTCTCAGAGGGCCATTTGGTTTCACGCTGCAAGGTGGCGTTGGAACTGCTCAGCTCGAGAGAAGTTATGATGGTGGTGTTACGGCATACACCATCTCAAAGAATACCGATGGAGATGCAGCAAGCTACACACTGACAGCAGGCCAAGAAGTCGGGCTCGAGGGCTTTGAGCCGGAAGATGGTGTCCTGTATCGGGTGGCCTGCACAGCATATACCTCGGGAACGATTACCTACCGGCTCTCGCAGTAATGCTTAGATCACCGCTTAGAGGTATGGCCGGACAGAGTGGGGGCGGCAGTACTGGACCATTGTTCATACCCGGTGCGCAGTTTGATGGCGTCACGGATTTTATGGTGAATAGCGCGTTTCCTATTCCACCAAGCAGCCCTTACCTAATGGCGAAGTTCTCTTTTTACCTCACGGGTGACCCAGGTTATTACAATGTAATATATGCTAGTGGTTCTTCCTCTGTGCTGTTCTACATCCCCCCCGATGGAAATCTTCAGTTTTTCGTTGGTGGAATTGGCCAGTATTTGGCTATTCGATCAACAGATCCCATCCCATTTGACTCATGGCAGACCGTCTTATTTGCTTGCGATACAAACCATCCGAGCGGATCAAAGCCAGTCCATTTATGGATCAATGGGATCAACTCACTTGGATTTGTGGAGGATCAATATTCGGCATTCGCTATTTCCCATTCTTCGTCCGTAACTTTAGGCGCCTTACCTGGCGAGAGCCTGAAACTAGAGGGCGCGCTCGCAGGGATGTGGGTTGGATGTGGTCAGTATCTTGATTTGAGTGATTCTGTAAATCGGCTTAAGTTTACAGACGGATCTGGTAAGCCAAAGAAAAATTTAGGGGTAGATGGTTCGCTTCCAACAGGCACAGCGCCTGACATCTACCTCAATCACAACTATCTAAGTTTTCAGACCAATGAGGGAACCGCAGGGGACTTTACAGTCTACGGTGCTCTTTCTGAGCCAGGTTCCGAGGTACCGGCGGCCTAATGTCAGACATCAGGTGGTTTCAAGTTACCGCAGCGACAGCTACGGCGGTGGCAGCTGCTTGTGTATTGAAGCAAAAAGACAGCTGGCCGAAGAACCAGGTATCGATTTTCTACAATCTGGCTAAGACACAGGCAATAATTAAGGTTGATAACGCGGATCAGAAATGGCGCTCCGGCCAGCCTTGGATCGCCGATATGACCAAAACCATCGCCGTGTTTGATCAGAAAACCATGCCAGGTTTACACCGATTAATGGCCGATAAAGATTGGAAGCTCGACTGGAAGCCAACATGGGAACCCATTGATGGCAAGTGACAGCCGGGCTGACGATCTAACGAAGCGGTACACGGGGCTTAAGTCTAAGCGGGCTGTCCTCGAGACACATTGGCAAGAAGTCACGGACTATATGGCTCCGTGGAGAACTGACTTTATCCGGGCCACGACACCTGGTCAAAAGCGCGGTCAGTTCCTGCTTGATGGTACGGCTATGTTAGCCTCGGCCAATCTGGGTGCTGGACTATGGGGTATGCTAACGAACTCAGCGCAGCAGTGGTTTACGTTGCGGTCGCAGATTGATGAACTCAATGATGACTATCAGGTCAAGCAGTGGCTGTCCGATGCAGAGGCCGCGAAACGTAACGAATTCGCATCTAATGGCCAGGCCTTTTATAACAAGATTTCAGAATTCTATCTCGATCTTGTTATTTACGGCACGGCGATTTTCTATGTGGAAGAGCTGCCAGGGGGAGAAATCCTCTTTTCAAACCGTAGTTTATCCGAATGCGTGATCGATGAGAACGCTAAGGAACAGGTCGATACGGTAATTCGGTCGTTCAAGCTGACCGCACGGCAAGCCCTACAGAAGTGGCCCAAAGATGTCTCGGAGAAGATCCGTAAAGCGGCACAGTCAGAGCC